TGCAAGTGAATTTGGTGCAACTCATTTAAATGAGAAGCAAGAAGTTCGTAAACTGCATGATACAATCGCTGCCAAAGATGCAAAACTGTCAGAGGCCATCAAATTCGCCCAGAAAGCAAAAGTTTTGGTCGAAACCAAAGAACGCGAAATGCGTATCCTTAAAGAATCTAATCAGCGTGAAGCTGCACTAGAGGAATTGCTTGCTCCTTTAAACAAGGAAAAAGCAGAAGTGATGCGTAATTTGCTTGAAAGCGTACAGACAACTCGTTTGTCCAATGCTTTTGAAAAGTATCTACCAGCAGTTTTAGAAGATCGTTCCGTAAAAGCCAAAAAAGTAATTACTGAATCATTGTCTGAAGCAACTGGCGATAAATCTGCCCGCAGTCCAGATGCAGATCGTATTGCTGAAAATCAAAGCAATGTGATCGATCTAAAGCGTTTGGCAGGGCTGTAAAAAGATATAACAAAAGGAGACTTAAATGTCACAAGAATTATTAGAAGGTCGTTGGAGCGAAACTAAAGATGCATTATTGGAAGGCCTTTCTGGTTCCAAGCGTACATCTATGTCCGTTATCCTCGAAAACACAAAGAAGTACTTGAAAGAGAACGCAAGTTCTGGTTCAACAGGTTCTGGTAACATTGCTACACTTAACCGTGTAATTTTGCCAGTTATTCGACGTGTTATGCCAACCGTTATCGCTAACGAGTTGGTTGGTGTTCAGCCTATGACAGGCCCAGTTGGTCAAATCCATACATTGCGTGTACGCTATGCACAGAGCTTGACTGACAGTTCCGCAGCTGCTACTAGTGTATCAGCTGGTCAAGAAGCATTGAGCCCATTCACAATTGCAACTGCATACTCTACAGTTCCACAAGGTACAGGTACTGCTACTGGTTATACCGGTAACAATACAGCTACCATGGAAGGCACTGGCGGTAAGCAAATTTCCGTACAAATCTTGAAGCAAGCTGTTGAAGCTAAGACACGCAAACTCCAAGCTCGTTGGACATTTGAATCTGCACAAGATGCACAAGCTATGCACGGTATTGATGTAGAAGCTGAAATCATGGCTGCTTTGGCACAAGAAATTACTGCTGAAATCGACCAAGAAATCTTGTTATCTCTGTCTACATTAGCTGCAACTGAGTACACATACAACCAAGCTACCGTTTCAGGTACAGCTACATTCGTTGGTGACGAACATGCCGCTTTGGCAGTTCTGATCAATCGTGTTGCTAACTTGATCGCTCAACGCACACGCCGCGGCGCTGGTAACTGGGCTGTTGTATCCCCAGCTAGTTTGACAGTTCTACAATCTGCAACAACTTCAGCTTTTGCTCGCACAACAGAAGGCACTTTCGAAGCTCCTACAAACACTAAGTTTGTTGGTACATTGAACGGCGCTATGCGTGTGTTTACAAACAGCTACGCTCAAGATACAGCGAGTGTATTGGTTGGTTACAAAGGCACATCAGAAGCTGATGCTGCTGCGTTCTATTGCCCATACATTCCTTTGATGAGCAGTGGTGTTGTGCTTGATCCGTCAACATTCGAACCAGTCGTATCATTTATGACACGTTATGGCTTCGTCGAGCTCACCAATACTGCCTCATCTTTCGGGAATGCAGCAGATTATGTTGGAGAAATCAGCGTACAAAACTTATCATTCTCTTAATCAGAGATTGTTTGTTTTATTCAACCCAGGGATGGGAAGAAGCAGAAAGGCGCCGCAAGGCGCTTTTTTGTTGACTTTTATATCTATAAATGTTATTATAATTGGGTGAAGTAGCAGTTCAGGACTAAATACTATTATGAAAGATATGAACCAAGTAAAACCTTACACATACCTTGTTAAGCACAAGGGCACCGGCAAAGTATATTATGGAAGTAGATGCCAAAATGCCACTAAGTTTAATAGAACTCCTGCTGAAGATTTTTGGAACTATTATACTACAAGCAGTGAAAATATAAATGGTATTATTGAAACAGAAGGCAAGGATGCATTTGATTATGAAATCCGCAGGACCTTTAACACAATAGAAGAAATGGCTGACTGGGAAACTAGAGTACTTACAAGATGTCGGGTATTAGAACGACAAGACCGCTGGATGAACGGTAACGTCGCCGGTAAAAAAATACTAACAGACGCAGGCGCTAAAAAAATTAGTGCAACACATAAAGATAAACCTAAAACAGAGGAACACAAAAAGAATTTAAGCGCAGCACAAAAAGGTAAACCTAAAGTCAACTCCAAAAATCAAACACCAGAATACCGTGAAAATATGTCTAAGTTAAAGTCTGGTCCAGGTAATGGTATGTTTGGCAAAGGATGCACAGAAGAAAGGGCTGCTAATATCAGTGCCGCCAAAAAAGCACAGCAACTGACAGCGTATAATAAAAATATTCCAATGACAGAAGAACAAAAGGCAATTATTCGTGCTACTAAAGAAAAAAATAAAGTAATGTTGACCTGTGAAGTGTGTAACAAAACTATGCGGGCAAGCCATTATAAAATTTACAAACACGGTCTAACCTGTAAACAAAAACCCTAACATGCTCGAGCTGGCACGGTGATCGCTGTCGAACCTTAAATTTTATACCAGCTGAGATATTTGTGTATTTTGTCTGTCACTGAGGCCCAGTCGCCCATGGCGGGTTGACGGAATAACCTAGCGGTAGTATACCATGGACTAGAGTCGCGATCCAACAACCAGCGCCAATCAAGTCCAAATTGATTGAGCATGACCCAGACTGGACGGCCCAGGGCACCGGCTAGATGTGCCACAGCAGTGTCTACACTCAGCACCACATCAAGATGGTGTACCAGCGCAGCGGTGTCAGCAAAATTGTTAACTGTGCCTGGATAAGCAGTTACACCTGCGGCAATTAGGGCTGCTTCTTCATCCCCAGTGCAGTCAGCCTGCAGATTAATCCACTCATAAGTTGGGTTGCGGTTAATTAATGCTAGCATTACGTCAAGTGGCATGGCCTTGTGCTTATTAATCCAGGTATCTCTGCGACCCGACCAGCAAAACCCCACACGCAATCGTCGTTTTGGCCCTAATCGCTTTAGCCACGCCCGAGCCAACTTCTCATCAGCTTTAAGATAAAATTGTGAGTGTGTTAGATTTTCAACGGTAGTTCCAATCACACCTGGAATACTCATAATAGGAGTCCAATAATCAAATTCTGAGACAATATCGGTGGGTGCGTACAGCCGACTAATCAGCGGAAGATTTTGAAACAACGGAACAAGACTTTCGTTCACCTGTACAACAACTCGCCCGCCTCGGCTGGCCAGGTCGCCAACAAAGCGGATAAACTGGATATTGTCCCCGTGCCCTTGTTCAGCCAGAACCAGGATAGTTTTATCCGTTAAATCTTGACCAGTCCAGCGTGGTTGTACAAGATTGGGTAGTACGCCATTAAGATGCTCGTACTTCCAACGACTTTCATATTGCGGCCACCCGCGAGCATAATCACCCTTGAGCAAGTAGGCCACTGCCAGATTAAATTGGGCAGTGATATTAGTAGGGTCAAGTTGTATTGATCTTTGTAAAAAAGGAATAGCACCTTCAGGATCGCCCGACTCTCTTAAGACATTTCCGTAGTTGCAAAAAGCAGCTGCTGAATGCCGATCTTGGGTAAATGCCTGGGCATAATAAGCAAGTGAAGCTTCTGGATTATTTTCTTCTCGGGCGATATTGCCGTGTGCTATTAATTGTTCTGTATGCATGGTTCTATTTAATTCCTGGCGTAACACCCTAAAATATTTGTTAACCATAAATACAAGTCAACGTAATACGGCGTTTTATGCGGAAGATTAAGACCAACCGCGTAGTGACTAGAACTCACATCGGACTTCTTTAAGGAGAAAAAAATCATGGGTCGTCCTCTAAAAATTAAAAAATCAACCACCATAGACATTGGTTTCAATGACTTTGGTAATGTAGAAGTGCCAGTTATTCCAAATGGCATGACAACTACAGAATTTCTGGGTGTAGTTGGTGGTGCAAATACTAATGTTGCAACATCTGCATATCCAGTAGTCGACATTCGTGCGAATGTTAACGGGGTAGCTGGCGACGGTTATATTATCCGTCAAAAAGGTGCATCTAAGTATCTTGCAACTCCTAATAATACAGTGGCCGCCGGTAGTCTTGTTGCTGGTGACAGCTATGTTATTAAAGCTCTAGGCAATACTAACTGGGCCGCAGTTGGCGCCGCTCAGAACGCCGCAGTAGGTGATGTATTTGTATGTACAGCCGCTGGTTCCGGATCTGGTTCAGCAAGTGATGTTGGTCAAGTTTTATTGGTTAACAGCGCAACACCACAGTCTGGTTATGCATCTATTACGTTTAATACTGGCGCAGGAAATTCTTATGCTAGTAAACTGACTAACAAATTTGTTTGGGATTATTCAACCCCAGCAGTTCGTTATGCCTCAAACTTCTTTGTTGATGGTCCGGTTGCTGACATTACATTAACTAGTGTAGCAATTGCTAATACAGCTGGACAATTTACTGCTACTAGCGCCGCATTGGCACTTGGACAATCAGTTTTAGTATCAGGTACAGCAGCTGCTAACACCACAGGCACTATCTCTGGATACAGTAATCCAAGCACATATTATATTGTGGCTACTGACGGATCAACATCATTTACATTGTCTGCTACTGAAGGCGGTACAGGACTAACAACTGGTGTAGGTAATACAGTAGGTTGGACATTTGCAATTGAAGGCACAAGTACAGTTAAATCTGGTGCAGATATTGCTACTTGGACTAACGGCACAGGTAATTTAAGCCTGGGTTTAGTACAAAACTACACAAGCTAATCAACAAATTAGTTGTATTTGTTAAATCCCCCTTAATTGGGGGATTTTTTTCCTCTAGCGATTCTGTATAAATAATCGAAAGGATCTCAAGATGTCTACATACAAAACTACCAGTGGCGACTTTACACTTACCTGTGATAACGGTAATGGTGTTTTTACGATCAACGCTCAGACACTGTTTGCTGGAAATGTAACTTATACCTTTCCAAGTGTTAGCACCAGTGCGTTTATCACCGTGGCCGCTAATAATACTGGCGCAATTACAGACATGGGACTATTGGCCCAAACCGGAGTTAGTTCATTTGCCGGATTGAGATTTGACACTGGTGTTAGCGCCTGGCAAGTTAGTTCAAATGTGTACGGAAACGGAAATCCGATTACAGCCTATGCTAATATTGGATCAACAGCCGCCGGCGCCAACACAAATATCCAGTTTAACAACGACGGAGTATTTGGTGGCAATACTAATCTCAGCTACGATTATGCCAATAGTGCATTAACCCTTAACGGGCATGAGGTATTAGGAAATATTGGAGCGGCACCGTCTGCTCCAAGTAATGCAGTGGCAATTTATAACAATGCAGTTGGCGATGGGGCCACTGGCGTATATGTAATTTCGTCTAATGTAGACGATGAATTAATTAGTGCAACGCAAGCTCGTAAATTTTCAATTATATTTTAAGGAACAAAAATGTCAATAACAACAGCAACAGCCACATCGGCAGGTAACATTGTTTATACCAGCAGTGGCAATACTGCCATTACATGGCTTAGCTTAAACAACTGGGGACCATCTAATGTGACTGCAAATTTATTTGTAGTACCGAATACTGGGTCTGCTGGCACACCTAATCAAGTTTATTACTCATTGCCATTGGCCAGTGGTGATACATACCAAATTTATGCTGCCAACGAAAAACTATTATTAGATGATGGAGATTTTGTACAAGTTGATTGCACAGGCAACATTGCAGTTGTAACATCATACACATCGGTTTAATGGGTTATTTTGTAAAAAATCGCCGCCTGCAGTCTGGGTCCACCGGCGTAGTGTTACCCACCGGGAGTTCTGCCAATCGCCCCGATAATGCGCCATTTGGCATGATTCGCTATAATACAGATTCGGGATATTGCGAATTTTTTAATGGCAGCATTTGGCAAAATATGGGCGTAGGTGGAAATATTGCCTATACTGTAGATGATTTTATTGGCAATGGAACACAAACAGTATTTACTATGAGCATTGCTGAAAGTATAGCCGAACAAATCATTGTATTTGTAGGATCAATATACCAAATTCCTGTAATAAATTACACAGTTGATGGAGGGTATGATATTACTTTTACAAGCCCACCTCCAATTGGCGTTCCAATCAATGTCATACACACCACCAACTAACAGCTAAATACTTTATCTAGGGATAATTTATGGCGATTAGTAAAATAGCAGGGCAAATGCTTCAAAGCACTCTCGCAAGAGATGGCAATAACCTCGCATTTACCGATACAGCAAACACAACCCCAACACTTTATTTAGATATCGCCAACACTCGTGTTGGCGTTAATACTAGCAATCCCACAGTAGAGCTCACAGTTCAGGGTAACATTTTGGCCACTGGCAATGTTACCGCCAGCAGTTTTATTGGTAAAATTCCAGCAAGCGACTTCCAACTTTATGTGGCTACCAATGGTAACGACGCTAATGATGGCAATTTAAATCAACCATTTTTAACAGTTAAAGCCGCTTTAGCAGCCGCCGCCAGTATAGGCGGGTTTGTTTCGGTTAATGTGGCCCCTGGAATTTATGTTGAAGATAATCCAGTAACTATTCCACCTAGTGTAAGTTTAATGGGCGACAATATTCGCAGTGTTCATATTCGCCCACAAACGGCTTCTGCTGATTTATTTTATGTCAGCAGCGGATGTTATGTCTGGGGATTAACCATTGAAAATTACACAGCCAATGGATTTAGTTATGACCCAACTACAACAACAACAGCCTATGTAAGTCCGTATATTCAAAATATAACATCCTACACCACAACCGGCACTGCTGTTTTGATTGATGGAAATTTATGCAGCCAATACAGTACCAAGGCCATGATTGTGGGATTCTTTACCATTATTAATCAGGGCGGCGTCGGCATACATATTTTAAATTCAGGCTATAGTCAGCTGGTCAACATCTATACCATTGGTTGCGATGTTGGAATTAAAGTTGAATCTGGCGGTTTCTGTACACTCAACGGAAGTGATTGCTCAATTGGCAACTATGGATTGGTAGCCGACGGGGTTGGACCCCTACAGACAACAGGACAGGTTGTAAGTGAATTCCAAGGAGCCTTTGTTCTTGATACTTTATCAAACGGCCAACCGCATGTAAACACAGTTATGTTAATTACCGGCGATCCTGAATATTATACCATAGATACAATTGTACCTAATGTTCCCGGAGTTGGAAATAGCACTGTGATAATCCAACAAATTTATACAGGTAATGCTGCCCCAGGCACTGAGGTTAGTTTTTATACTCGTAGTAGTATTATTGCTAGTGCCCATACTTTTGAGTATGTGGGCGCTGGCACTAATCCTGCTACCGCATTACCCCAGTATGGCGGAATTCCTATCGAAGCAAATGAAGTAGTAGCCACCAACGGAGCGGTTGTAACCTATACTAGCACCGATCAAAAAGGTAATTTTAAAGTGGGTTCTGGATTTATTGTTAACCAAGCAACGGCTACAATTACAGGAGATGCGTTTTATAAGAGTTTGTTTGCCCAGATGACTCCGTATATATTGGCATTAACAGAAAGCTAATATCCATAAGTAATAAACAAGGAAAAGATTATGTCAGGCGCATTAAACATATTTAAAACAGTAACAGCAAATGTAAGTACAACACCAACTGATGTGTACAGTACTCCTCTTGGGTATTCAAGTGTGGTTCTTATGGCGCAAATTAGCAACATTGATGTAGCAAACACTATTCAAATTACCGCCGGACTTAATAGGACCGGCAATGTTACATCATTAGTAAGTAATGCTAGCGTTCCAACTAACGATGCTATAACTGTATTAACCGGCCGACTAATTATGAATTATGGCGACAGTTTTCAAGTAAGCGCCAGCGCCAATGCCAGCTCACAATTAACTTTAAGTCTGTTAGAAACACTGACCGGATAATATGTCAGTAAATAAAACCAATCTTCTCAGTGGTCGTGCTCAGTTAGTTCCGTATGCTAATCTTACAGCGGACCGCTATCAATTTTTAAGTTTAAATCAAGCTGAGCCTAGTCTTGGTTCTGGACTTGTTGGGAATGTATTAACTATCGGTATAGGTAATACAAGAGTTTGGTCGGCTGATTTAAATATTGTATCGGCTAATTTGTCAGGCGATTTGTCAGTAGTTGGGAATATCGTAGGTGGAAATATTACTGGTAATGCTAACGGTACAGTAACTCTTGGAAACTTAACAGTATCCAATACTACAATTTCTACAACGTTGGCCAATGGCAATATTACACTCGCCGCTACCGGTGATCAACTGGTAATTATCAGCGGCACATCCGGACTAGTAGTACCAGGTGGAAGTACGGCACAACGCCCGGGCTACCCAAGTTATTCTGCAACACCCATTGGCACTTTTAGACTAAACACCGGGCTTAACCAATTTGAAATGTGGGACGGATCTACTTGGCTTACTGGCAGCGGTACCACCGGAAATACCACAATTACTGATCAACAAATTACGCCAGATGGAACTAGTGGTACCTATACTTTAGTAGAAACTGCTAGCCAATCTAGTGTATTAGTTAGTATTAATGGTACTGGACAATTACCTGGAAAAGCCTACACGGTAACCGGCAACTCAATTACATTTAGTGAAATACCTCTAACTTCGGACATAATCGATGTCAGATTTTTAGCCGCAGCCGTAAGTCACTCTATGATTTATAATAGCGACGGAAGTGCATCGATTGTTATTCAAGATAGTGCCAACATAATTTTTACGTCTGGTGTAGTAGATATGACTGCCACTCAAAGTTTACAATTGCCCGCATATACAGTGGCACAAGCGGCCAATATAGCCACACCAGCCACAGGGCAAGTTATCTATGTAGCTAACGGTGACACTGGAAATCCTTGTTTAGCAGTATACAGCGGCGGTTCCTGGAAACGGATCAGTTTGGGTGCAACTATCAGCATTTAAATCAAATCAAGATAAATACAGTTTCAAACAGTTTGAAACTGTAACAGTTTCAAACAAATCGTTCTTCTACGATTTATAACCTTCAAAATAGTTCTTACAACATATCCACTTGTAAGTGAATAATAAGTACCAAGAACAGTTTTTTCACGGCCGCGGTAAATAAGTCATAGCCCGTGAAATGGTATGGGCAATGAATTTTTATGATTTGTTGAATGATCTAACAATGGTTAGTGCAACAGATTATTGTAGCAAATAAAGCCAACCTGGAGAAAATCGTGGCCCTAAATTTAACAAGAATTAATAATAATCAAATTTCAACAGCTTCTGCTGGAAATACCGCACTAGGTATTAATGCCTCTAACAAAATTCAAGGCTATACAATTACTGGCGGATTATTAGCAAACACTTTAACATACGGGTCAGACTTAACCATTACAGGTAATCTTACAGTTAACGGAACTACAACTGCGGTTAACACAGTTAACACACTTATTACAGACCCGTTGATTGTTTTAGCCGACGGACAAACTTCAGGTACTCCTACAGTAGACATTGGAGTTGTTGGTCTGCGCGGTAATCAAAATTCCGCAGTTATGGCCTGGAAAGAATCAGCCAAACAATTCGTGGTTGCGCTAAGTAACACCGATGTCGGTGGTTCAAACTATAGCAATACCACTTTTAATATTAATAGCTACGCTGACTTCCAAGCTAACACAATCACAGCCAATTCCAATTTAAATGTTTCGGGAACAACAAGTTTAACAGGTAACATCACCAGCGCACTCAATGTAACTGGTACTGTTACTGGTGGTAATTTAGCGACTCCCGGCACAGTGAGTGCTACTGGTACAATCACCGGTGCTAATATTACCGGTGGTAATATCTTAACTGGTGGTATTGTAAGTTCTACCGGTAATGCCACTCACGGCAATTTGCTCATCACCGGCTCTGGAATAATCAGTACCGCTGGTAACATCACCGGCGGTAACATATTAACTGGTGGTATTATAAGTTCCACTGGCAACATTACCACAGCTGGTTATTTTGTTGGTGCGTTTGCCGGTAGTATTAGTGGTAACGTAACAGCAGCCGGGGCAAATACACAGATTCAATATAACAGTAGTGGTAATTTGGCAGGCTCTTCAGCATTTACATTTACTCAAACAACAAACGCTTTGTCGGTGGGTGGTAATATCACCGGTGGTAATATTTTAACTGCTGGCATCTTATCTACATCGGGTAATATCTACGGTGCAAATTTAATTATATCTGCTAACGAATCAGATACGGGTAATATCACAGCCGGCAACTTGTTAACAGGCGGTAACGTAAGTGCCACTGGAAATATTGCTGGCAACGTATTCATTGGTAATGGTTCACAGTTAACTGGTATTGTAACTTCAAGTAATTTATATGCCAATGCGTTGGTTGGTAATACCTTAAGTTCAAATGTAACAAATTCAAGTTTAACTTCAGTAGGAACACTGACTAGTTTAAGTGTGTCTGGCGCAGTTACTGCGGCCAGCACAGTGGGTGGTATCATCACTGGATCAAGTTCAAGTGTCACTGGCACACAAACTGCCGCTAGTACAGTGGGTGGTGTAATTACAGGCTCAAGTTCAAGTGTCACTGGCACACAAACTGCCGCTAGTACAGTAGG